GACAGCAGATCAAGCACAATATTGGATTGCAGTAGTACATTTTTTAAGATCAGCTACAAAAATGTACACCGGCGACAGTGGCGAATTTAGCGGAAGCCCTCCTCCTATCCTAACACTTAACGGCTATGGAGATTTTGTTTTTAAAAATGTGCCAGTAGTCATAAAAAGTTTCTCAGTAGAGTTGCCCAGCGATACAAATTATATTGGTACCACAGTTGGACAAAAAGGATTTAGCGGTTCAGGAAATCCTGTAGGTGGCGGAGGAACTGTAGGTGCATTGACCACACTAGCAGGTTTAGCTGGTGCAGTTGGAGCCAGCGGTGCTGCTAAGATATTAGGAGCTGCTGGCAATGTGAGTAGTGCAGTTAACAGCGTTACTAATTTTATCAACTGTGTAAGTGGTGCGGGATCTACCAGTGCAAGTACTCATGTGCCAACTAAGAGCACAGTGTCAGTAACACTACAGCCAATATACAGTAGAGAATCTGTAAGACAGTTTAGTTTACAAAAGTTTGTCAATGGAGATTATATGAACGGTTCTGGAGGATATGTATAATGGCAGCATACAATAATACCAGTCCTTGGGCCAGCACTCCTATAACACAGAATTATTTAAACATTTTAAAAATTAGACCAGTTAGTGCGCAATCAGACGATGCTATCTATACTATAGAACCTCAGTACACTTATCGTCCAGACTTGTTGGCCTACGACTTATACGGACATCATCAGTTATGGTGGGTTTTCATACAACGAAATATGGATGTACTACAAGATCCTGTATTTGATTTTGTTGCCGGAACACAAATTTATCTTTCACAAAAAGCAGGATTGCTTAAAGTTTTAGGATTATAATTATGGGCCTGCTAGACCAAGCAACAACTGCATTAACCGGAGCAGTCAATACGGTTGTTAGTAACACTGGATTAGCCAGTAGCTTAAACAATATTACATCTGCGGCAAAAAATATTCAAAATCTAGCAGGCGCCGGTCTAAGTAATATTGGCTCAAATTTATTAAGTAAAGTTCCGGGATTGTCGGCAGCCACTCAGGCCGCTCAAAGTGTAATTAACTTAGGAAACATTGCATCATCAATAGGTAAAGCTAGTAGTGCAGTAAATATTCCTATCCCGGGGTATGATCCAGTAACCGGCGAACCAAGTACTAGGATACCCAATGTCTTGCACAACTTTGCCAGCTATAATTATATTTGGACATTAAGTGTTCTTGACCCTGCATCAATTAATTTCCCCGACGACACTTACAAGAAAGGCGACCTTGGACAAATTATTTTAAAAGATGGCAGCGGCGATCCGGATAATCGTGTACAAACTGATTACGGTAAGTTTGAATTTTTTATTGACAATGTCAGCATCAACAGTGTTATTGGTTTTGATAAGAGTACCGGCAACACCAATGCCGCCGGATTTAAATTTAAAATTATAGAACCTTATAGTATGGGTCTGTTCTTCCAGGCATTACAGATTGCCGCAAAAAATGCAGGCTATAAAAATTATCTTGATGTACCGTTATTGCTAACTTTAGAATTTAAAGGACACCTGAGTTCAATTGTACAAGGAATTGATGCCGGATCGATCACTCCTGAAAAAACAACCAAACATTTTCCGTTAAAGTTACGAACACTAAACATGAGCGTTACCGGGCGAGGTGCTGAATATGATTGTGAAGCGTTCCCTTGGAACGAAAAAGGGTTTTCTAGTAGCTACTTAGATTTAAAAACAGATATTTCAATTTCAGGTAAGACTGTAGTTGAAATGTTACAAACTGGAGAAAACAGTCTAGAAGTTGAGTTGAATAAACGACTCCAACAACAAAAAAACGACGGCATAGTCAAAGTACCTGATCAAATGCTAATACTATTCCCAGCCGACATAGCCAGTAGTGCAGGTAGTGCAACCAATAATGATGATGCAGGAGCAACCAAAGACCCAAGTGCCGGTAGTGCTAGTTCGGGAGCAAACGGATTATATAGTAAATTAGGTGTTAGTGTCGGAGCAAATCAAGTACTAGTACAAGAAGTTTCTGATACTACTGTTAATGCTATTGGTCGAGCTAGCATGGGATTTGATCTGTACCGCCCAGGCGATCCTCCTTTTGCCGCAGACAATGCAGTTTATAATAAAGAAACAAATACTTACACTAGGGGAAATATCAGCATTGACCCAACAAAAGGGGTAATGAAATTTACTCAAGGCACTGATATTATCAATGCAATTAACCAAACTATTTTAATGAGCGACTACGGTCGTCAAGCATTAACTGAAGTACAACAAACCGAAACAGGAAGAATACCTTGGTGGAGAGTTGAAGCACAGGTTTTTACTATTCCTTCTGAAGATAATTTAGCCAAAACAGGAACACTACCTAAGTTAATTGTCTATAGAGTAGTCCCTTATTTTATTGATGCTAGTAGATTTATGCCACCAAATACTACTAACCCAAAAACTGAAAAAGCTAAGGCGCAAGTTATTAAAGAATATAATTATATCTATACATCAAAAAATCTAGATATATTAAGTTTTGATATTAATTTTAAAAATACTTTCTATACTTCTTTAGCTCAAGATGCCGCAAAGAATAACCAAGGCACTGTAACAGCCAAAGACGATGGCTCGGCTATTCCTGCTACAGTTGAAAGATCAGAGCCCCCTACTGCTGGAGCAGCTACTGCTCCAACAGGCAACTTGCCAACAGAAGTTAGATCCGATTCTACAAAAACTGATACAGGAGTAGGCGGAGGCAGTCGCGACACTCCTGATACTATGGCAGCTAGACAGTTTCAAAAAAATGTAGTTAATAATGCAGTTGATATGGTCAACACCACTATGACTATTTTAGGTGATCCTTACTATCTTGGTGATAGTGGTATGGGTAACTATACAGCCAAGGCAACTCAATACGAACAACTGAACAATGACGGCGCAATAAATTATCAGTCAGGCGAAGTTATGATTATAGTTAATTTTCGAACTCCTATAGATATTGATGTTAGCAAAAGTGCATATACTTTTGGACCAACGGAATTAGTTAATGAATTTAGTGGATTGTTTAAAGTTAATCAAGTAGATAGCAATTTTAGTAGAGGCAAATTTACTCAAACATTAAAAATGATTAGATTGCCAGGACAAACGGTTGACCCAACTAAAGCAACTGGTAAACCGGTCCCTATGGTCACTGCTGCTGACAAAGTTATTCCGCAAGCTAATACTCCAGCTGACGCCGCAGCGCAATCACACACGCAAAAATTTGATGATGGTAGTAGTATCACTTTTGATAACGATGGAAATGTAGTGTCGTCAACCCCCGCAACAGATTAAGGTAAATTATGAGTGATCAAAACGAAGATTCAAGAAACTCCGCGCCAGCAGGCCAAAAACCTAATGATGGCCCGTTCATAGCCAAAGTTGTTGGGCATCTTGATAAAAGTTACATGGGTAAACTTCAAGTGCAACTATTAAGAGAATCAGGCGGAGCCGAAAATGCCGACGGCCAAGTACACCTAGCATCTTATTGTAGTCCGTTTTACGGAGTTACCAGCGCCAAATTTGTCACCGGCAACCCTGATGACCCTAGCACCGACACCTATGACAATACACAAAAGTCATATGGTATGTGGATGATTCCGCCGGATGTAGGCACAAAAGTAATGGTAGTCTATGCTCAAGGCAATCAACGAGAATTGTATTGGATAGGCTGTGTACTAGATGAAAAAATGAATTTCATGCTGCCGGGATATCCGTCTACTTATTATAATGTAGACGAAACAAAAAAAACCACAGCAGAGCGTGTTCCGGTTGCAGAATTAAACAAAGAAGCAGGAGGCAGTACATTAGATGCATCAGCAGTAACCAAACCCGCAACTCCGCAAGAAGTACTAATTAATAATCAAGGATTAATCTACGATGACATTCGAGGAATAACCACTAGCAGTGCTCGCCGAGAAATTCCTAGCATGGTATTTGGTATTTCAACGCCAGGCCCGTTTGACAAACAAAATGGTGCTCCGGTTAATCCAGTTGGTACTGATAAAGGCAAGGTTGATAAGAAGACCAGCCACCTCGGCGGCAGTTCATTTGTTATGGATGATGGCGATGATAAGTTTATAAGAATGAAAGCACCAACCGCCGGACCGCCAGAGTACGAAGCACTTGAGCAATTGCCCAAAGGGTCAACTCCTACAGGCGATCAAACTCGCCCGCATAACGAATTGATTAGAATAAAAACTAGAACAGGTCACCAAATTGTATTGCACAACAGTGAAGATTTAATTTATATTACCAATAGTAGAGGCACCGCTTGGGTAGAACTATCCAGCGATGGAAAAATTGATATCTATTCTGAAGACAGTATTACCATGCGTACCAAAGCTGACCTAAATATTCGTGCAGATCGAGATATTAATTTTGAAGCAGGTCGTAATATCAATATGAAAGCTACTGCGGATTATAGTGCGGCAAAAGATACAGATAAAAACGGTTATGATAGTGGAAGAATACAAATAGAATCAGCCTTCAAATACAATTTAATTGTTGGATCCGACGGAAAAATACAAACAGGTTTAGCCAAAGACGGCAACCTCGATGTTACTATTGGAAAAAATACCAAATTTACTACTAAAGCTGATTTAGATTTAAATTCTACAGGGCATAATAATTTTACAGCAGGAGGTGCTACTAATATTAAAAGCGGTGGAAACCATATTGAAACTGCTGTTAGGATTGATATGAATGGTCCTGCCGCAGCCACTGCTGCTAAAGCAGATATTCCTAAAGCATTAAAAACATTTAATGTTAAAGATATCACTGTAAAAGATTCTGCCGCCAAAGTTTTTGAATATAAATTTACAGATACTCCGATAACTAGCATAATGAAACGATTAACCACGCACGAACCTTTTCCATATCATGAGAACCTTGACCCGGTTAATTTAAAAATTAGCAAACTTGACAGGGAAGTTTCCGGCGACCTAACACTTTCAAAGTATTACAAAGAATACTCTACATCAATTGATACATTTAAACGAACACCCCCACCCGCCGCTGATTCGGAGACTTAAATAATATTATGAATACTACACCAAAATTATATGATAATATCACTATTCCTAGCAGGGCCACCCACCAGGATGCCCCTGGCTCTAAGACTTACAAAGGTTTTAGTACTATAAGTCCTGACACGCAAAAGTTTGCTCTTTATGATTATGCTTTAATCAAACAGGATATCTTAAATCATTTTAATATTCGTCAGGGTGAGCGATTAATGAACCCTACATTTGGGACTATTATATGGGATATGCTCTACGAGCCACTTACTGAACAGCTTAAAATACTAATAAAACAAAATGTTGAAGAAATTATCAACTATGATCCCCGTGTGACTGCAAAGCAAGTGATTATAACTCAATATGAAAGCGGGTTGCAAATAGAATGCACTTTGACTTACCTTCCCTACTATATACAAGAAGCCATACAGCTACGATTTGATCAGCAAAACGGTCTAACAAATTAAACACTCACTTAATAAACTACGCTAAATATCATATAAATGGGAATAGCGTATGTCATCTACAGATAGACAAAATAGATTATTAGTCTCACAAGACTGGAAAAGAATATATCAATCATTCACTAATGCTGATTTTCAAAGCTATGATTTTGAAAATTTACGCAGAGTAATGATTCAATATATTAGAGAAAATTACCCCGAAGACTTTAATGATTACATTGAATCTAGCGAATATCTTGCGCTGATCGATGTTATTGCATTTTTGGGACAAAGTATTGCATTTCGCGCAGATCTTAATGCTAGGGATAACTTTTTGGAGCTAGCAGAGCGTAGAGAAAGTGTGCTCCGGTTTGCAAATTTACTAAGCTATAAGCCTAAAAGAAATATAACATCATCGGGTTTATTGAAATTTTCTTCAATCCAAACCACACAAACAATCTATGATAGTAACAATCGCAACCTGGCAAATCAAGTTATTGGTTGGAACGATACTGCTAACTCTAATTGGTACGATCAGTTTATTAAAATTATCAATGCTGCTATCCCCGCTACAAGACAGTTTGGAAATCCAGATGCTAGCAGTACCATCGACGGCATTAAAACAGAACAATATAGATTCCAGGCATCTAATACAGGCATTCCAGTATATGAATTTAGCAAAGCCATCGATGGTCGTAATATGAATTTTGAAATTGTGTCAACGATTATTAATTCTACAGACATTTATGAAGAACCTCCGCTAATCGGCAACAGGTTATCATTCTTATATCGTGACGACGGCCGCGGCAACAGCAGCGCCAACAAAGGATTCTTTGTACATTTTCGTCAGGGAATTTTAAATCAAGGAACATTTACAGTTAGTCAACCTGCAACTAATGAAATAATTGATTTAGAAGCTATAAATGTTAATAATACCGATGTTTGGTTGTATAGACTAGATCAAAACGGTACTGAAAATGAGTACTGGGCACAGGTTCCTAGCACTAAGGGCAATAACATTATCTATAATAGCTTAAACAAAAGTATTAAAAATATTTACGAAGTGATTACACGATCAAACGATAGGATTAGTCTTGGCTTCAGCGACGGTACATTTGGCAACTTACCATTAGGTAACTTTAGAGTCTACTATAGAACTAGTAACGGTATTAGTTATACTATCAATCCTGCCGATATCCGCAATGTAACGGTACAAATACCATATGCATCCAATGTGGGACAGATTGAAACACTAACTATTGGTCTTAATTTAATGTCCTCTGTGGCTAACAGTGCCTCAACAGAAACAAATACACATATTAAAAATAACGCTCCGTCTAATTATTATACACAAAATCGTATGATAACAGGCGAAGATTATAATGTGGCACCACTATCGGTTAATCAAGAAATTGTTAAGATTAAATCAGTTAATCGTAGTTCAAGCGGAATAAGTCGTTACTTTGATCTAGTAGATCCTACTGGAAAATATAGTAAAACAAATCTATTTGCTGATGATGGCGCACTATACAAACAAGAATATACAGATACTTTTAGATTTAGTTATAAAACAAAGACAGACATTCAAAGTGTAATATACAATCAAGTTATCAGTGCATTGTCTTCTAAGCAATTAAGAGATTTTTATTATACCAAATTTAATAAAACAAATCTTACCACTGATAATCTATGGAATCAAATATCAAAAGATACAAATCAATCAGTTGGCTATATCCTCAACGGGGTACAAGCCCAAACAGTTGGATCAAA